ACTGTGGATCATAGATGAGAGCACATGAGTCTTTAGCTGCAAACTGAGTAGTTGTAGCGTCTGTTGTTGTGAAGGCCAAGCCCATGATGTAGTTTGGAACTACCATCAAGTCACCAAAGTCTGACATATAAATGTCTACTGACTGACGGAGTTTTCCGCTTTCGTCAATATTACGCTGAACACCAGTAGCTCCGATCAAAAGATCTGAGAAGTCACGGCGAAGCTTTGGAGAAACCATTACGCGAGATGCTTTACCACCAGCTTCATAGATCTTCTGCATAACAGCGTCAATGTCTGTCAATGCTAAAGCTGCTTTAGTTCCTGCAGATGCTACAGCAATGGATGTTACTCCAGTGTTAGGTGTAGCTGGCTGGGAAAATGAACCTTTGAACACACAAGTGTCATTACTGTTGATGAAAGATTGGTATCCACCAGTCTTACGAGCACCAGTAGCTGTCTGCTTGTTATATGTGTTGATTACATCCATCTCCATATCACGCCGCATTTCAGTTCCACGCTTTTTCAACTGATAAGCATATTCGTCTGCCACACCAGCCTGATCAAGAGCCCTACGGCTACCTGATACTGAGATCACTTTACTGTTGATCTGAGTGTAGTTGCCCAAACGTGTACGGAATGGACCAACAATAGTTGAGTTTGCACCGTCACCACTAGCGGGTGATGTACCAGCTGTCAGGAAGTCTGTACCTTCAGCCACACGGGAATTTCCCGGAGCTTGGAGTTCATCAGTCTGCCATTCGTGGTAGATGTTTGTTGATTTTGATTTGCCAATCGAAGCAAGGAAAGGAGTTTCGTCCCGTGTAATCATCCCAATGAAGTTCGCTAGATCTTCACGGTTTGATACGTCTTTACCTGTGCTGTTTGATTGACCAGATGCATTCGTAATATTACGACCACCAGTTGTTGCCATTTTAAAATCCTCCTAGGATATTATGTATTTAGAGATTTGGAGGCGTATTGACGAAGGAAGTCCATTTGGTCATCATTTGATGAGCCTTCTTTAAATGCACGAGCCTTAATCATCTTTTCCTTATCAACTGCTTTTTTATTAGCAGCTGCTGGTTTCTTAGTTGGGACTTTCTTAGATGGAGTTACCTTACGCTTTGCAGCGCCTTTAGTTACTCCACTTTTTAATCTACGATAGTCATCAATAAATTTTACAATATTGGGATCTACAATAGAGTTTAAAAGTACACCATCAATACCATTATCAAGAGCGAACTCTCGTATTTCTACCGCAACCTTTTCATCGAAATCAGGAATCATTTTTGGTATCACTTCTTGAAAGTGCTTCATTTGATCTGCAAACTGTTCCTCTTGAGCCTTCACTTGCTGTTCTTCAACAGTTTTTAAAAGTCCCTCACGAGTATTACGAGAAGCCCAATATTTCTGTTGGGCTTGTTCACGCTTGTCTTTCAAATCGCTCAGTTCGTATGTGTCACCGTTGTCCCTAGCTTCTTTAATTTGGGCTTCGATATCATGGTATTCCTTAGCCAGCTTTTGTTCATCCATTGATAGCATTGCATTAGTAGCTTCTGACATTTTTACTATCTCAGCTAACTTAGTAATACGCTCTTCATCAATGGCCTTACGCGCCTCTCCGAGTTCACGACCCTTTTTAGAGAGTGAAGCATCTGTCTGATAGCCTTTCAGCAAATCAGCAAACGAGACTTCCATTTGTTCTCCGTCTATTTTAACGGATACCTTGGCGTCTAAATCTAAGTCATCAATAGTGAACACTTCAGATTCTTGGGTAGGGGCATCAGCGCCATCCTCATCTTCAGCATTCTCTTCTTCGTCATTAGGTTCTTCATCGCTAACGGCAGCATCTGTATCATCTGGGTCTTCCTCTACAGATGCTTCCGAGTCCTCGTCCTCGACCTCCTCATTTGGTAGCGGTATCTCGTTCTGGATAAATTCAGATTGTGAGAGTACGGCATCTAGGAGTTCTTGTTCGCTTGGACCAGCAGAACTGGGAACATCATCCGTTTTGGGTAGAGATTCATTTTGTTCTGACATGTTTTATTATCCTTCTTTTTTAGCCGCAGGTTTTGTAACCGTTGGTTTGGATGTTTCTATTTTTGCCATGTAAGTATGCTTTAAACTATGCATAGCAACTAAATTTACACAATTCATTTTAGCTTTACCTGAAGATCTCATAGAGTCGTACTCTAAAAGATTTATCATAGTATCTAGGTTAACTACTAATTGTGAGTAATCTATATGGTTCATTGTTCATTGTCCTCAATGTATGGTACATTTTTACCGTAGGTTTCAAAAGTTATAAGCTTTTGTTTAACATCCCCCAGAGCTAATGCTGAGTTATATATAAACTCACGAGTTTTAATCTCATGAGGATCTGTTCCTAACCATGCGGTAAAGTACTGCACTAGCAGTTCTCCATAGGCTTCGTTGAAAAAAGTTTCACGTTGCTCTGAGGAAAAGTGCGCACGTACAAGTGCTTCTTTTGCTTGTATATCAGGATGTATACCCTTCAGCACCTTCTCGGCTGTAGCTTTATATTTATCCATTATGTTTCCTTTAAGTTCTTTTCTTGCCTGACGCTGTTGTAGACCACTTGACCCTCTTAGGTCCAGTCTTTTTAGAAGCTTCTTTTTTGGTTATCTTTGAAGCTACACTCTTTGGACGACATGCTGGGTATGCGCGTTTAGGTTTCCCCTTTGCAGTCTTTCGACCACACGGTTTTCCAGTTTTAACATCTACCCAATCTTCCCCAAACCACTTACCTAAACCACCTTTCTTCATGACTTAGATACTCTGTTGTCTGGACCACTCCAACCACCACCACGTTTCTTGTACTCCTTAGAAGCCCAAGCATTTGCGTATGCGGATGGGTATACTTTAAATTTCTTCTTTGCTGCAGATTTCACTCTGGACCAAAGGGCTGGATTATTAGGCTTAGGTGATTTTGCTGCCATTACCATTTCTCCTTGTCGGCCCAATATGCGGCACTAAGTTTACCTTTAGCTATGTTCTTACCATGCCTTGCTTTAAAGCTGGCACGTTTAGCTTTCATTCTAGCAGACTCACCAGCTTTAGGGGCACCTGCCGTAGATGCTCCTTGCTCTCCAAACCTTATAGTCTTTATAGTTTCACCCTGTTTTGCCACAACAACGTGTGACTTTGTAGGATGGCTGGGGGTACGCTTAGGTTGATTAAAACCAGATACACCTACTCTTGCAAGTCTTGGATCTTTTTCTCTTGACATTATTAAAATTTTCCCTGTTTAGAGCCTATAAGATACATGGCAACAATTATAGCGCCGACTCCTGCTAATAATATAACACCTATCATTAAAGCATTTATAAGATTATCTAAAGCTTCTTTTTTCTTATACACTAACTCTCGTTGCTCTTTACGCTGTTGCGCTTCTATCCTTACGATCTCATCCCAAGCACTTGGACCGTACACAAATGAGATATGACTTCTAAGTTCCTCTCTCATTTCTTTTAGTTTTTGTTTCTGAGCCCACAACTCAAGAGCGTTGGACTGTGTGTCAGAGAACATCTTATACATAGGGGGTTTCTGAGACTTTTGTTCTAAGAAATCTAAATCACTTGCCGCCTTAGACCAACTAGATAGAGTAGACCCCATTGATGAAATTTCTTTACCTACAGAGATTGCTTTTTTAATCCCATTATAAGCTGTAGTGGCAGCTGCCATTACTGTAAAAGGGTCCATTTACTTCCCCCTATTTCTGATATCTTCCATCATCATACGTATAGATTTTATGTTCTCATCTATCCTAGCCATAGTTATAGACTGGGCTTGAACTACAGTTTCAAGTGCAATTATTCTAGTCTCATGTCTTACGATTTCACGAGCATTGTTTTCAATAGAGCTATTAAGTGATGATACAAACCACACCAAAGCTACAGTCTGACAAACTATTGCCAGTACAAATGTTAAGGGGATTGAGCTAGACATTCGCCAATCCTTATCTGTGCCTTCACTATTCATTTTGTAAACCCCGCTCCAAAATACAGTCCGACTATAGCCGAAACGATGTGTGTGTCTAATGGTGTTATTACAAATCCCTTAGCTGATTGCCAGATGATTTGACTATCTGGTCCAAATAAGAAATTCCAAAAACCACCTTGTATCTCAGTGTACCCTACAAATACGGGAACCTCAGGATAGAAAACAGCAACTAGTTTAGGTAATACAATAATAGAGAATACAGCAGCAAGTGCTATTATCCTTCTTGTCCAAGCAAAGTGAATATCCTTAGAACCATGCTCTCGTGCTTCTTGTTGACCAGCTATTAATAGTTTTTGCTGCTCAGCTTTATTCTTAGTACTCTGACCCCATATTGACATAACCCCACCTAAGACGGTGGACAGTAACATCGTGATTAGTTCTAGTGGTAATCCGAACATTAACTGTCCTCCGTATTATTTATTGTTGTGGCATCATACCAGTCTGTGGCATACCCTGTGGCATCATCTCAGGTTGAGCTGGCTTTTCTTCCAGCATGGACTTTGCAGTCTCTACAATCTGACTGAAGTCAGGTCTTACAGGTATAGGTAATCCTTCTTTAAGTGCTTTTATTTCAAGCTCAGCCCACTGTTGGAAGTGTTTATCTATCGCGATAGCCAACTGTTTAGAGTTGTCATCAGCCGTGTTTTTAGATTGAGAGTTAGTAAATGTGACATTAGCTTCTGCGAGAGAAGCGTCAGCTTCAAGCTTACGTTGTGCAACTTGTCCATCTTTCTGTACCTTCTCCGATTGTTGTGTCACAGCCTTTACTGCTTTATTTTTAAACTCTTCAGTAGTATAGTCTTCTAAGTAGTCGTTACTATCTACACCCATAGCTTCTATAAGTTTAGTAGCAAGAACTGCTGGGGCATCTGGACGAATCACAATACCTTGACCTTGACTGTTGAGAGCTGGTAGTACCTTACTGCCAATCATCTCTAGTTTCTTAATCTCATTTGAATTAGAGTTTTCACCAATGTCTAAGAAAATCTCTACATCCATACGAGATGGGAGGTTCATTACATCGATATCATAGAAAGCACCTTGGTAGCTAAACTTAGAGTTATTCTTTAAAGCCTTACGCATTGTTTTATATACACCTGTACACAAACGCTTCATACCAGTTTCTGCAAATCGCCTAGCAATATGCTGAATACGTTTCTGAGATGCTGATTGAACTGCTGCTAACTTTTGCTCACTGTTACCAGACACGTACAAGGAATCATTAAGACCTTGTGCAGCCTTGGACATACCAGTTGCTTGCTCTTTAATAGTTTGCAAGTGTGCTAGTAGTGGTACAGTGCCTGTACTTATCGCTTCAGGTGGAAGGGATGAGACAGCCCCATTAGGGTTACCATTTGTAGGTATGATTTGTTTTGGCTTCATGTTTTGAAGTGCAGAAAAATCTACAACATTTGGGTCAGCAAGTTTAGGTGAGTAGTTTGTTAAGTATGTATTTTCAACAAACCCCCGCAAGATTGCGGTAGATGCAAGTGTAGAGGATCGTGTGAAGTCTGCAATAGATAAACCATAAAATTCATATGGGATATCAATTGGTGATAGACAAGCAAGAGGAATCATATCGATGTCTTGTTCGTATAAGACTGTAGTTCCAGCTGAGATGATATGCTTAAGTTCAGCAACACCATCCCCATCTCTGTCAACATTAATCCAACACTCTGTGATTGTGACTTCTCGATTGGCTTCTAGTTCAGTAACGTCTTCTGACATACCCTGAAGGTAGCTTTGACCTGTTACCAACTTTCTTGCCGCAGCATCTTGACCATAGCTACCATAGCCATCCCACATACTATCGTCACCCAGTTCATCC